TGAATCTCAGAAGTATGATATTATAGCTGCTTTACCAGCTCTTAGAAAAGATCTTCAAGAGTTTCAAAGCAAACTAGAAGAAGAGTACGGTAAGGTAAGTATTAACATACAAGACGGTACTATTAAACAACCTGAAGATGAATCTAATCAGGAAAATTAGTATAGGAAAAGACTATAAAAATGAAGCAATGCATTACTCCGTAGGTCAAGAGGTCTACGGAGGACATGTTATCGATTCAATAGTTGAAAGCGACGATAAGTATAGTATATTTATAATTAAAAATAAAGAAATACTACCTTGGAAAGACTTCAACAAAAACATGGCGATAGCAGTAGAATATAATTTAGAATATTAATGCAAGGTCTTTTTGATTTTATAGTAACACCAGTAGAATCAAGATACAATAACACCAAAGAAATAGGTGATAAAAAACTTATATTGAATACTGAGATATTTACACATAAAAACGTAAATAGAAACGCTATAGTTTTAGCAACACCAAAAGCTATAAAAACTAAAATAAAAGTTGGTGATGAAGTTATTATACACCACAATGTTTTTAGAAGGTTTAATGATATTAGAGGTGAAGAAAAAAACTCTAGAAGTTATTTTAAAGAAGATCAGTATTTTGTAGATATAGATCAAATTTATTTATACAAGCAAAACGGTAAGTGGAAATCAATAGATGATTATTGTTTTGTTAAACCAATTAAATCTTATAATATTTTTAACACAGAGCCAGAGCAACCATTGGTTGGTATATTAAAATATACTAATGGTTCAAAAGAACTTGATAGTTTAAGAGTTAATGACTTAGTTGGTTTTACACCAAATAGTGAGTTTGAGTTTGTTATAGATAATGAAAGACTATACAGAGTATTAACCAAAGCAATAACCATTAAGTATGAATATCAAGGAAAAGAAAAAGAATATAATCCAAGCTGGTTATAGAGCTGTAGATGAATTAATAAAAGTTGCTAAAGAACCTATAGTAGAAACAGATGATGATATTTCTGCTGATAGACTTAAAAACGCAGCTGCCACTAAGAAGTTAGCTATATTCGATGCTTTTGAGATATTAACTAGAATAGAGCAGGAAGACGCTATATTAGAAAATAAACCTATAGAAGAAGAAAAAAAATCTTTTAGCGGTTTTGCTGAAAAAAGATCTAGGTAATGAGTTTATATGAAAAGGTAAATCCTATATCGTTAAACACTATTAATAGGCTTAATAAGCTAAAAAAGTGGGATTATGGTTATAACAAAGAACACGACGTAGTTGTTATAAGTAAAAGCGGGCAGATAGGCGATGTGTATAGCATACAAAATTTATTAGTAGCTTTGCCAAAACAACCTAAAAGTGTTCATAAGTTTAAAAAAAATACTTGGCAAGTTACACAATACCCAAAAGAATTAAATAGAATAAAAACAATATTTGATTGGAGAGATTACCCACAAGCGTTTAAGAATAAATATATTGACTACATTGAAGATGAATTTAAAAAAAGAGATGAAGGGTTTTGGTTTTACAACAAAGATGAGCCTACTTATATTACTGGTACTCACTACATGTACTTGCAGTGGTCCAAGATTGATGTTGGGAACCCAGACTTTAGAGAGGCAAATAGATTATTCTACATTTTCTGGGAAGCTTGCAAAGCGGATTCCAGATGTTACGGAATGTGCTATCTTAAAAATAGAAGATCTGGGTTCTCCTTTATGGCATCAGGGGAAACTGTTAACATGGCAACCATATCAAGCGATGCTAGGTTTGGAATATTATCCAAGTCTGGGCCCGATGCAAAAAAGATGTTTACTGATAAGGTCGTTCCAATATCCGTTAACTATCCGTTCTTTTTCAAACCGATACAAGATGGTATGGATAGACCGAAAACAGAACTTGCCTACAGAGTACCAGCGTCCAAGCTTACAAGACGGAACATTACTGTCACCTCCGACAAACCTGAGGAACTTACGGGACTGGACACCACCATCGACTGGAAGAATACGGGTGACAACTCCTACGATGGGGAGAAACTCAAGCTCCTCGTCCACGACGAATCGGGTAAATGGGAAAGGCCGAACAACATCCTCAACAACTGGAGGGTTACGAAAACGACATTAAGATTAGGTAGTAGAGTTATTGGTAAGTGTATGATGGGATCAACGTCAAACGCTTTAGATAAAGGTGGTAATGAATTTAAAAAACTATATTATGATTCAGACGTTACTAAAAGAAACCGCAACGGACAGACTAGTTCGGGATTATATAGTTTGTTCATACCTATGGAATGGAACTACGAAGGATTCATTGATTCTAATGGAATACCTGTATTCGAAACACCTGAAAAAGAAGTACTTGACCCGTACGGCGATATAATAGACATAGGTGTTATAGATCACTGGCAAAATGAAGTTGATGGTTTAAAAAACGATCAAGACGCTTTAAATGAATTTTACAGACAATTTCCAAGAACTGAAGAACACGCTTTCAGAGACGAAACAAAGAATAGTATATTTAATCTAGTTAAATTATACGAGCAAATAGACTATAACGAAGAGACTGTTAACTTAACAAAAGGTAATTTTGCTTGGGTTAACGGTATAAAAGATACAAAGGTTATTTTTTATCCAGACTTAAAAGGTAGATTTAAAATAAATTGGACACCGCCAATACGTATGCAAAATAAAATAGTTACTAAAAACGGTAGAAAATATCCTGGAAACGAGCATATAGGTGCTTTTGGATGTGATAGCTACGATATATCTGGAACAGTAGATGGTAAGGGTTCTAAAGGTGCTTTACACGGTTTAACAAAGTTTAGCATGGAAGATGCACCACCTAATGAGTTTTTCTTAGAATATATAGCTAGACCACAAACGGCTGAGATGTTTTTTGAAGATGTTTTAATGGCTTTAGTTTTTTATGGCATGCCAATATTAGCAGAAAACAATAAACCAAGACTTTTATATTATTTAAAAAGAAGAGGTTATAGAGGTTATTCAATGAATAGACCTGACAAAAAATGGAATAAATTATCTACAGCAGAGAAAGAAATAGGTGGTATACCTAATTCTAGTGAAGATATTAAACAAGCTCACGCTGCTGCTATTGAAATGTATATACAAAATTACGTAGGTAAAAAAAGTGAAAAATATGGGACTATGCCTTTTAATGAGACGTTGAATGACTGGGCTATGTTTGATATAAACAGAAGAACAAAGTTTGATGCCGCAATAAGTTCTGGTTTAGCTATCATGGCTTGTAACAGGCATTTATATTCCCCAACACAAGATGTTGTAAAACAAACAATTAATTTAAGCATGGCAAAATACAAGAATAAAGGCATGCGATCAAAACTAATAGAAAAATAATATGGCTGAGTCAGTTACATCAAATTATTTTCCTAGTCAAGTTGCAAGTGATTTAGAGAAACAATCAAAAGAATACGGTTTAAAAGTTGGTAAAGCTATTGAATATGAATGGTTCAAAAGAGATAGTGGTACCAATAGATTTGCTAGTAATCAAAATAACTTTCACAAATTACGCTTGTACGCTAGAGGTGAACAAGCAATACAAAAGTATAAAGATGAACTTTCTATAAATGGTGATTTAAGCTACTTAAACTTAGACTGGAAACCAGTGCCAATAATACCTAAATTTGTTGACATTGTAGTAAACGGTATATCAGAAAGAACATTTGATATTAAAGCTTACTCACAAGATCCTTTTGGTGTTGACAAGAGAACTAAATACATGGAAGGTATATTGGCTGATATGAAGACTAGAGATTTAAACTCTTTTACTCAAGAAGCTTTTGGTATATCAATAGCATCTACACCTGACGATCAAATGCCTGAAAATGAAGATGAGTTACAACTTCATATGCAGATAAGCTATAAGCAAGCTGTTGAAATAGCAGAAGAACAAGCTATAAATACAATACTAGAAGGTAATAGATATGAATTAACAAAGAAGAGGGTTAATTATGATTTAACTGTTTTAGGTATAGGTTGCGTAAAAAATACATTTACAAAATCAGAAGGTGTAAAAATTGAATACGTAGACCCAGCTAATATAGTTTATTCTTACACTGAATCACCATATTTTGAAGACATATACTATGTTGGTGAAATAAAAGTTGTACCTATAAACGAACTTAAAAAACAATTTCCAAACCTTACAGATGAAGATTTAGAAGAAGTAGGAAAACAAGGTTATCAATCAACAGGTTTTTACAATAGAAGTTTAGCTGAATCTGTCGTTATAGATAAGAACCAGGTTCAAGTAATGTATTTTAACTTTAAAACTTACGCAAACGAAGTTTACAAAGTAAAAGAAACATCAACTGGTGCTAGCAAAGTAATTGTAAAAGACGATAGGTTTAATCCACCAAATGAGCTTTTAGAAGCTAGGTTTGGTAAAATGTCTAGACAAGTTGAAGTTTTATATGAAGGAGCTTTAATACTAGGTACAAATAAGCTTTTAAAATGGGAGCTTGCTAAAAACATGATGAGACCAAAGAGTGATTACACTAAAGTTAAAATGAATTACTCTATAGTTGCACCAAGAATTTATAAAGGTAAAATTGAATCATTAGTTAGTAGAATAACAACATTTGCTGACATGATACAGATGACACACCTTAAGTTACAACAGGTTATGTCTCGTATGGTTCCAGACGGTATATACGTAGATGCTGACGGTTTAGCTGAAATTGACTTAGGTAATGGAACTAATTACAATCCGCAAGAAGCATTAAATATGTTTTTCCAAACTGGTAGTATTATTGGTAGGTCTATGACAGCTGACGGCGATATGAACCCAGGTAAAGTACCAATACAAGAAATACAAAGTGGCTCTGGAGGCGCTAAATTACAGTCTCTAATACAAACATATAACTATTACCTACAAATGATCAGAGATGTCACCGGATTGAACGAGGCGCGTGATGGTAGTATGCCTGATAGTAAGTCTTTAGTTGGTGTTCAAAAAATAGCAGCAGCTAATAGTAACACAGCTACTAGACATATACTGCAGGGTGGTTTATTTTTAACAGCAGAAACAGCTGAAGCAATATCTCTTAGAGTTTCAGATATAATAGAATACTCACCAACAAAAGAAGCTTTTATACAAAAGATAGGTGGTCACAATGTAGCTACGTTAAAAGAAATGGGACAACTACATTTGTATGATTTTGGTATATTTATAGAACTAGCTCCAGACGAAGAAGAAAAACAGTTGTTAGAAAACAATATACAAATGGCATTGTCTAAAGACGGAATAAGACTTGAAGACGCTATAGATATTAGAGAAATAAAAAATGTTAAGCTAGCTAATCAACTTTTAAAAATACGTAGAAAAAAGAAAACAAAAGAAGATCAGCTTATACAACAACAAAATATTCAAGCACAATCTCAAGCTAATGCGCAGGCTCAACAAGTTGCTGCTCAAGCAGAAGTACAAAAAAACCAAGCTTTAACACAACAAAAAATGCAGTTAGAGCAAGGTAAGAGTCAGTTAGATTTACAAAAGATGCAGCAAGAAGCAATGCTTAAAAAAGAATTAATGAATCACGAGTTTCAGTTAAACATGCAAATAGAGCAAATGAAAGCTGATACCGCGAAACAAAATGAAAATAATAAAGAAGATCGTAAGGACGAAAGAACAAAAATCCAAGCGACTCAACAATCTGAGTTAATAGATCAAAGGAAGAAAGAAACTCCACCCAAAAACTTTGAATCCTCAGGTAATGACATAATGGGTGGAGGCTTTGGATTAAATGCTTTTGATCCAAGATAAACTTGTTTAATTTTATAATATTATATTATGGTAGATGAAAAAACCAATGAGGTAGTTGAAGAGATAACTGAAACTACTGAAGAGAAAGTTGAACAACCTAAAGAAGAAAAGGTTGAAGAAACAAAAACAGAATCTAAAAATGAGATTTTAGACGATGGTACGGTTAAAGTAGATTTAAGAAACTACAGTGAAGAAAAAGTTGAAGAACCTGTAGAAGAAAAAGTTGAAGAAAAAATCGTAGAAGAAGTTACAGAACAAAAAGAGGAAGTTGTTGAAGAACAACCTGTTATTGAAGAAGTAACTGAAGAAGTAAGCGAAGCTGAAGAACTTCAAGAAGAAGTTGAGCAAGCTATAGGTGAAGCACAGGAAACTGGAGTTGATTTACCAGATAATATTCAAAAAGTTGTAGACTTTATGAATGAAACTGGTGGTAGTTTAGAAGATTACGTTGAATTAAATAAAGATTACTCAAAAATGAGTGATAATGAATTATTGAGCGAGTACTTTAAACAAACTAAACCTCACCTCAACGACGAAGAAAGATTATTCATAATGGAAGATATGTATTCATATGATGAAGAGTCTGACGATGAAAAAGAAATTAAAAGAAAAAAATTGGCGTTAAAAGAGCAAGTTGCGAACGCTAAGTCCCACTTAGACGGGCAAAAGTCTAAATATTACGATGAAGTTAAAGCTGGTTCTAGATTAAATACAGAACAACAAAAAGCTGTAGACTTCTTTAATCGATACAATGAAGGGTTGGATAAAACCAAAAATGATCAACAAGTTTTCCAAAAGAAAACAAATGAAGTTTTTACTGATAAATTCAAAGGTTTTGAATATAACGTTGGTGAAAAAAGATATAGGTTGAACATTAAGGATGCTGGATCAGTAAAAGAAACTCAGTCAAACATAAATAATTTTGTAAGTAAATTTTTAAATAAAGATACTCAACAAATGGAAAATGCTACTGGTTATCATAAATCTCTGTTTACAGCTATGAATCCTGATCTCGTAGCAAATCACTTTTATCAACAGGGTAAAGCTGATGCTTTAAAAGAAAGCATGGCTAAATCTAAAAACGTTGATATGTCACCAAGAGGTACTCATGCAAATGAAATACCAACTGGAGGTATTAAAGTAAGAGCTATTCCAGGAGACAATTCCAACGATTTTAAAGTAAAGATTAGAAATTTTAACAAAAAACAATAACTTAATTTAAACTTTAAAAACTTAAAATTATGGCTTTAGGTACAGGTGGCGCGGCTAGTGCATTAGCGCACATTAGCCCACGTCCAACAAAAACCCTTTACGGGGATAATTACTTAAGTTTTGACTCCGCTTCAGGAGGTGGAACTTTCGCGCAACAGTTCTTGCCAGAAATATATGAAAAAGAAATAGAGAGGTTCGGTAAAAGAACAGTCTCTGGTTTCTTAAAAATGGTAGGAGCAGAAATGCCTTTGGCTTCTGATCAAGTAATTTGGTCCGAGCAAGGTAGATTACACGTCGCTTATGATGACGCTGCATCTGGTGAATCAGTAAATATTGCTGACGCTAGTGCTAATACAATTACTTTACCAAACGGTAACTTAGTTAAAGACAATGATACTATTATTGTTTCTAACGCCGGTGGTAGTAAAGTATTAAAATGTATCGTTGTTTCAGGTGGTGGAACTGCTACTCTAACTGTAGCTCCATATTCTCAGTCTCATTTAGATAACCAAAACTCAGGTGCGGTTAACTTTAGTGACGCTGAAGATGTGAAACTATTTGTTTATGGTACAGAATATAAAAAGGGATCAAGCGGTCTTACAGGATCAATTGACGCTCCATTTACTCAGTTTTCAAACAGACCAATTATTTTGAGAGACAGATACCAAGTTAATGGTTCTGACACTGCTCAAATCGGTTGGGTTGAAGTTACTACAGAAAACGGCGCAAGCGGTTATCTATGGTATTTAAAATCTGAGCATGAAGCAAGACTAAGATTTGAAGATCAATTAGAAATGGCAATGGTTGAAGGTGAAAAGGTAGGTGCAAACTTCCAAGGAACTGGAGCTGCTGCTGTTCAAGGTACAGAAGGTTTATTCTCTGCTCTAGAAAATAGAGGGTTAATATTCAACTCTACTGATTTTGATGTATTCCAAAACTTAGCCGCTGCTGATGGTGGTGCTGATTCTGCTGGATCTTATGTAGCTCAAACTGGTTTGGGTGAATTTGATTCAATTTTACAAGAACTTGACAAGCAAGGAGCTATTGAAGAAAACATGATGTTCTTAAATAGAGCTACGTCTCTAGAAATTGACAACATGTTAGCTTCACTAAACTCTGGATTTGTCGGTGGTGTTTCTTACGGTGTATTTAATAACGCTGAAGATATGGCATTGAATTTAGGTTTCTCTGGTTTCAGACGAGGTTCTTATGACTTCTACAAAACAGACTGGAAATACTTAAATGACTCTGTAACAAGAGGATTAATCAGTGACATCGAAGGTATTATCGTACCCGCTGGAACAAGCACAGTATATGACGAATCGTTAGGTAAGAACATATCTAGACCTTTCTTACACGTAAGGTATAGAGCTTCTGAAGCCGATGACAGAAAGATGAAGTCTTGGATCACTGGATCTGTAGGTGGAAACTTTACATCAGACGCTGATGAAATGGTAGTAAACTTCTTATCTGAAAGATGTTTATGTGTACAAGCTGCAAATAACTTCGTATTATTGAAGGCTTAATATTTATATAAAGGGAAGGGTGCTTCGGCACCCGCCTCTTTATTTTTTTAACTTTTTTATTTAATTATATCATGGCAATAGCAATAACAAAACCCAAGAATTGGGTTATAAAAGACAGAACGTATTTAGTAAAAGGCAATGGGAATCCAGTGATTTTTACAATACCCTGTAGACACACTCAAAGAAAACCATTAATGTGGTTTGATGAAGAAAAAGGTATCAATAGAGAATTAAGATACGCAACAAATCAAAACTCACCTTTTGTAGATGAACAAAGAGGTTTATGTACGTTAGGTCACGTAGTAATGAAAGAAGGTAAGCTTTCTGTTCCAAAATCAGATCAAGCTTTACAGCTGTTACTATCAGTTTATCACCCTAAGAAGGGTATACTTTACAATGAGTTTGAACCAGAGGCAATAGCTGATAACCAAGTTGATTGGATAGAGTTTGAATTAAAAGCTTTAACAATCGCTACTCAAATGGATATAGACGACTTAGAGGCTATATTAAGAGTAGAAAAAGGTTCTATAGTTAGCAAAATGGGATCAAAAGAAGTAAAAAGAGATGTGCTTTTAATGGCTAGAAATAATCCTAAAATGTTTTTAGAACTAGCGTCTGACGACAATGTTCAACTTAGAAACATAGGTGTGAAAGCTATAGAAGCTAACATTATAAAATTAAGTGATGATCAAAGAACATTTACATGGAGTAATGGAAGAAAACTGTTTACAGTTCCTTTCGATGAACATCCATATTCTGCATTAGGCGCTTGGTTTAAAACAGATGAAGGCTTAGAAGTATTTAAAAGCGTTCAAAAAAGATTAAAATAATTAATCACTTATAGAGGTAGTCATCTCTATGAGGTGACTACTTACTATAAATAAAAAAATATGGTCAATATAAATACAGTATATCAAAGAGTATTAACCATTGCTAATAAAGAGCAACGAGGATATATAACACCGCAAGAATTTAATATACTTGCTAATCAAGCTCAAATGGATATATTTGAACAGTATTTTTATGATATTAACCAGTTCTTAAGACTACCGGGTAATGACACTATAGCCTCAGATCCGTTAGACATGTTAGAAGAAAAAATATCTATATTTGAAAAGTTTAATCAAACAGTTACTATGGGTTCGGCTGGCGCTGGCACTATACCGTCAGAATCTTATAGATTAATAAACTTGATAAAGGTAGATGTTAAAGGAGATGTAGATATTCAACATATTAATAAAAAAGAATTAAATAAATATCAAAATTCTAAACTTACAGCTCCAACACTAACAAGACCGTTTTATATTACAACTTCTGAAAACGGTATACAAATATTTCCAAACACTATAACTTCTAATGTAACATGTAACTACGTAGCCAAACCAGCTATTGTTAGGTGGGGTTATGCTATGATAAATAATGAAGCATTATATAATCCTAGTAATTCAACAAACTTTGAACTACACGAGTCAGAGGAAACAGATTTAGTTGTAAAAATATTAGCACTAGCTGGTGTTGTTATAAAAGATCCTCAGCTATATCAAATAGCAGCAGGCGCAGACGCGGCTAAACAACAACAAGAAAAACAATAATAAATGGCACTATTTACAGGAACACAACAAGCTTATTATAACGGGGGTAACCTAGGCAATTATCAATTTATAAGTTTTGCTGATCTAAAAAATAACTTTCTAGTTTCTTATGTTGGTGAAGATAAGGTAATATCTAAAATAAAAATACCAGATGTAAATTTTCATATACAGAGAGGTATTGCCGAGCTTAGTTACGATACATTAAGATCTCATAAGTCTCAAGAAATAGACGTGCCACCTTCTTTACAAATGAAGCTACCGCATGACTATGTTAATTACGTGCAAATATCTTGGTGTGATGATGCTGGTGTTGAAAGAATTATATATCCAGCTAGAAAAACAAGTAATCCAAAAGCGTTGTTACAAGATGATGATTACAATTATATATTTGATAGTGATAGCAACTTAACAACAGCTCAAGATTCTGAAACTTGGAAAAAATTTAAACAAAAATCAACACATACTACCGTAGAAAATGTAAGTGGTCCAGATGTTGATGCTACTTTAGCTGAAGGTAGAAGATACGGTATAACACCAGAACACGCTCAATTCAATGGTTTATTCTTTATAGACAATGATAGAGGTTACATACATTTTAGTTCTGGTATACATGGTAAAACAGTAACTTTAAAATATATAAGTGATAGTTTAGGTACTGAAGATGAAATAAAAGTTCATAAATTTGCAGAAGAAGCAGTTTATAAGCACGTAGCTCACGCTATATTATCAACAAAAGCAAATGTACCTGAATATGTAATAGCTAGATTTAAAAAAGAAAAAAGAGCAGCTATTAGACAGGCCAAGCTTAGATTATCTAATCTTAAGATAGAAGAGCTTAACCTTATTATGAAAAACAAATCCAAAATAATTAAACACTAATGCCAGAGTTAAAAAGAACATTCAGCGGGGGAATTATGAATAAAGACCTCGATGAGAGATTAGTTCCTAATGGTCAATATAGAGACGCTTTAAACGTTCAGGTATCAACATCTGAGGGTAGTGACGTTGGTGCACTTCAAAATATTCTTGGAAACAAAATACCTTATAGCTCAGCTTTAACATCTTCACAGTTAGGTATAAATCCATATGTAATAGGTTCAATAAGAAAAGATGATACAGAGTGTATATACTGGTTTGTAGCTAGTAATAGTAAATCATTAATATTAGAATATAACCAAACAACAAATGCTGTTTCACCTATACTTGTAGACGCTTTAAATATACTTAGATTTAATAGAAACAACTTAATAACAGGTGTTGAAATATTAGATGATTTTTTGATATGGACAGATAATCAAACTGAACCAAAAATTATAAAAATACCTACATGGAAAGCTTACACAAATAACTCATATAATCACACTCAAGTTTTAGGTAGTAACTTTATTGAAGATCAAATAACTGTTGTTAAAAAAGGTCCTAAAAAACCACCAAAACTAAAAATGGCTAGATCTTTTAGAACAGGTATAATAGAAACTGTTTTAACTCAAAAAAGCTTTTCAGTTCAAGATCAAGTGACTAGCGAGTATGATCCAATGCCAACTGGTTTATACACTGATCAAAATGGTGATGGAAGTGTTGATACAGCTAGTGGTGTTGTTAGCTTTCAAACAACAGCTAATTTTAAAGTTGGAGATAAATTAAGACTAACACCATTAGATGAAAGTGATGATGATGAAGCTATAATAAGTGTACTTCAAACATTTCCATCGCAACCAACACAATTTAAAGTTAATGTTGATGTTGTGTCAGAAGATATTGAAGAAGGTATTTTAGACTGGAAAGTAGAGTTAATGCAAGATCCACCTTTATTTGAAACTAAGTTTCCAAGGTTTGCGTATAGATATAAATATATAGATGGTGAGTATTCTGTAATAAGTCCTTTTAGTCAAATAGCTTTCTTAGCTGATACATTTGATTATGTACCTAAAAAAGGTTATAATTTAGGTATGGTTAATAATTTAAGAAGACTGCAAATATGTGATTGGGCTAAAAATGTTCCTGACTTTGTAAAAGAAATAGATATATTATACAAAGACAGTGTTAATAACAATATATATGTAGTTAAAAGTATAAAAACTACAGATCCAGAATACTCAGTAACAACACCTTCTCCAGAAAGTTATCAAGGAGAGTTAGAAATAACATCTGAAATAATATATAAAGTAATACCTTCTAATCAAATATTAAGACCTTATGATAATGTACCAAGAAAAGCTAAAGCTTTAGCTGTTTCTGGAAATAGATTAATGTTTGGTAATTATGTAGAAAACTATGATATGTCTAAAGAAGGTAACGAAATAACAACTCTTTTTGACGTTAGTATATCTCAAGATCCTAGCCAAACTGTCGAACCTAAAGAACCAGGTAAGTCTATAAAGTCAATGAGAACTTATCAAATTGGTGTTGTTTATAGAGATAAATTTGGTAGAGAAACACCAGTATTTACAGACCCTAGTGGATCCGTTTCACTAGATAAAGAAGCTGCTAAAAAATACAATGTAATAACAGCTAATATATTATCAGATATACCTACTTGGGCTGATTCATATAAGTTCTATATAAAAGAAACTTCACAACCGTATTACAACTTATCAATGGACAAGCATTATCCTGCTGAAGATGGTAATGTTTGGATAGCTTTTCCTTCTTCTGAAAGAAATAAAATTACAGAAGAGTCTTTCATGATATTAAAAAAGAAACATGATGACGATACACCTGTGGACACAGATGCTAAATATAAGGTTATTGCTATAGAAAATGAAGCACCAGAATTTTTAAAAGAAAAGAAAGTTTCTAAAGGTTTAATGTCAAGAGCTCTAATAGGATCTGGTGATGGTAATATATTTGCTAACCAAACTGGTTACCCAATAGAAGATGGTTCTTTTATTGAAATAAGTAAAGATGATTGGAGAAAAGTTTATGGTGGTGGTAATGATGGTGGTAATTCTAGTAGCACGTTTGATCAGGCAATACCTGTTCATCAGTTATCAGATTTAACTTTAAGAATATCTAACGGAGCTAATATAACAAAGCATTACGAGATAGCAAACATACAGTTTTTACCAGAAAACAGCCCATCTGTTTATAGGGTTAATATAGAAGAAAGATTTGACACTGATGACATAAATTTTATAGGAGAGTATAATTCTGATGATACTTCTTTAACTCTTGAAATATTCCAAAAAACAATAAAAAGAAAACCAGAGTTTCAAGGTAGATTTTTTGCAAAGATACAAAGAGACGGTGTGTTAGACGATGCTATATTAAGTAGAGCAAACGAAGAAGACTATAAAATAACGTCTATAGTTCCTATATACGCTATGCCACCCGGACAAAACAGTACTAAAGGTTTTTGGAGAGACAGTGACAAGGGTCAATATGTTAGCGGAAGCGGTAGTGGTGTTGGTGATAGAGCAGCTGGTTGGTTTTTATGTAGAAACACTTATAGGTATGGACCTAGAGACGCTGGTGGTAATTTAAACAGAGGTGGTAAATATAGAGGTTTTTATAATGACTCTGGTACTGCTAAAAGCACTCAAGGATTTGGAGCTCAAGCAGGTAATGATTATTTAGAAATAGCATATCACTGGTGGGGACCTAAAGATAGAAAAGCTTGGACTGGAAAATGGGAAAGCTTTGAGACTAAATATGAAAAACGTTTTAGACAATTTGTTACAGCGTTACAAACGAATTTTTCAAAGTTTAGGTTTACTGATGATCCAAATAAAGAGGAAAATACTTATACAATAACTGGTTATAGAAGAACACACACGGTAGCTTTTAAGAAAAGAAAAAAAGGTAAATGGGCTAGCTCACGTATCATAAAGTGGACTTTAGGTTTAGACAAACCACTAGTTTGGGTGCCAGAAGACAATGGTAAAGTATCGAAAGCAACTGCTACTAACATAGAAATGTTACAGCAATACTTAGATGATGACTCACTAGAAGGTTTTGAAAGTAATAACCCAGCTATATGGGAGACAGAGCCAAAAGAAATGGCTGAGTTAGATATATTTTATGAAGCTAGTGAAGCTTATGACAAATCAACACATGGTACTGCTCAAACATTAGATTATTGTAATTGCTATAGTTTTGGTAACGGCGTTGAGTCTGATCGTATTAGAGATGATTTCAATGCGCCGACTATAGGTAAAGGCGTAAAAGCATCGGCTGTTTTAGAAGAACCATACAAAGAAGTTAACAAAAAGAGTGATATAATATTCTCAGGTATATTCAACTCGACCTCTGGAATAAATAATTTAAATCAATTTATACAAGCAGAAGCTATAACAAAAAGTATAAATCCAGCCTTTGGATCAATACAGTTGTTAAAATTTAGAAGAGGTGCTTTAGATTGTTTTTTAGAAGATAACGTTGTTAAAATATTATCTGACAAAGACGCTTTGTTTAATGCAGATGGTTCGGCTAATGTTGTTTCTACCAACAGGGTTTTAGGAACTATAATGCCTTACGCTGGTGATTTTGGTATAAGTAAAAACCCAGAGTCATATGCTAGATATGGTAATAGAGCTTATTTTTCAGACAAAAATAGAGGTGTTATACTTAGATTATCGGGTGATGGATTAGAACCAATATCAAGGTATGGTTTAGAAGATTTCTTTAGAGACAAACTAGCTATTAGTGATTCAGCAGTAGGTATGTTTGATGAAAACAAAAAAGAATATATATTATCTTTTAGCAGTGTAAAAGCAGTTAGTAAAAATGACACTGTTAGTTTTAAAGAAGATTTAAACGGTTGGAATACTAGAAAAAGCTATATTCCAGAAAACGGGTTATCGTTGAATAATGTGTTTTATACATTTAATGGTGGTAACTTATGGTCACACAATAACGAAATTAGAAATAACTTCTATGGAATACAATATAATAGTAAAGTTAAATTTATATTTAACGAAGCACCAGGTACTGTAAAATCATTTAAAACAATAAACTACGAAGGTAGTCAAGCTAGAATATTTAAAGAAACAGGTGTTGGCGCTATAACAACTTTTGTTGGTGGAACAGGGTATGTTAGTGACACTGGTGTTGCTACTACTTATAATGGATCTGGCTCAGGTGCAACTGTTGATATAGTTGTTAGTAGTGGTATTATAACCGCTGTTACTGTGAACACTCAAGGATCTGGTTATACAGATAATGAAGTATTAACGGTAGTTGGTGGTAACAACAATGCTACGATAACAATAAGAGTAGACGGTGATAGCGAGTTTTATAATAGAAATGCTGTCAGCGGTTGGTGGGTTAATGATATGACTTCAGATTTACAAGAAGGTATTATCACTAGATTTAAAGAAAAAGAAGGTAAATGGTTTAATAATATTAGAGGTTTAGAAACGACAGATGCTAACTTAGATGTTAAAGAGTTCTCTGTACAAGGTTTAGGCTTCCCGACTCAGTTTACTGAAGAGGTAGATCAAGCTTCAATAATATTAACTGTAGAAGAAAATAACGATTAATATGGCACTAGTAAATTGCACAATAGATAAAAGATCGGTTTTACTAGCTAAAAATTCAGCTGTTGGTGGTTCTAGCACTGTTACTTTAGAAATAAAACCAGTTGCTGGACACGTTGTTGCTGCTAGTGATTTTACAAATAACACTACAATCGCTTCACCTATACAATCAATAACACTTTCAAACAGTGGTACGGCTTATGATGTCAACAACGAGGTTAATGTTGTTGTTGCTTTACAAAGTGGTTTTACACCAACTGTAGATCAAACATTAGTAATAGATATAGATGGTGAAGCTACTAGAGTTGATTTAATACCAATTACCGTTAACGGTGAGTTTACGGGTAACTCTTTAACAAATGCAACGTCTACAACTTCTAGCGTTAGAGTTGATGATAATAGTTTAGATGGTGATTATAATTTAATTGAAAATCCTTTCGAAACACATGTTTTTGCTACAATAACTGTAGCGCCAACTATTAGTGGTAGATTTTTTGAAACAGAACCCACAATACAAGTTACTAACAGCTCTTACACGGGTGTTGATTTAAATGATCAATATATTTTTACATATGTAGATACTTTTAATTCAGATGGTTTTCACACACAAAGAGTTTATACGTGTTCAATTATAATGCCTCAAGTTGCTAGATCAGGTGATAATATATCAATTACAGCAACATCTGCGTTGATACCTGTTTCTACTAACCTTATAAGAGGTTATCAAATGAATAAAACAGACGCGCCTAAAGTTAGCTTAAATAGAGGATTAGCTGTTTTAGGTGATCCTGGTGCAAAGTTTAAAGTTAGGATTGAAAGAGGTACTTTATCTGGCTCTACGTTTACGCCTGATAGTAATGATAGATTTTATATATGGACAACAACAGGTGCGGATATTGCAAATCAATACGCACAAAGTATTCAAGGTTCTGAAACATTTACAATAAATAGTAATGGTATATCAAGAGTACCAGTATTACTGCCAGCAGAAACAAGTGATGGTATTTCATATCAATTTAACATTGTTCCACAAGGCACAACTACAGTAGAAGCTACCGCTTTAGGTTATTTAGCTGATGGCATTACAGATGACGCGGGTAATTTAGTTGATATTTTACAATTTTATATAGGTAGACTTAAAGATGTTAAATGGGAGGTAGACGCTGTATCATCAGACTCTACAATAACTCAAACTGTTGTGTATAAAGATTATTTAGATAATACAATGAGTTTACCACCTGGTGGTCTTAGTGGTTCTGAAAAAGGTACTACAACTGCTAAATATGGTTTTGAAATATCTATAGACAGTGATAAAGATTTTTACATGAACGATGAGTCTGGTAACGATGTACTTAGTTTAGATTTAGATAGTGGAGGCGTACACACAGCATCACAAGATTCACTTTTATTGGGTGGTTCTAGCCCTTCAGTAACAGGTACAAATATAGTTGATCCTTTTGAGTTAGAAGAAGGCGATGTAAACGTTACAATTGGTGATACACAAACTCAAACAGTAGTTGATTTTACACAAGCAACAATACTTGGAGCGAGCAAGGTAGCAAATGAATTAGGCGTAGCTGGTGGTAGAGCTGTAGGCTACACATTATCATCAGACGCAACAAGCAATGCTAGTGGTATTAGCGCGCCAGGTGTAGTCGACACGACAACTAATGAAATTGCTATAGACTTAACATTAAAAGAAAGAGAAGCTTTAACTAACTCTTCTTTTGTAAGATTATCTGATCAAGAGTTTAAAGTTGTAGGTAGAAGAGGTTACTTTGTTATTAGTTATTATTCTGCTAACGTACTACGTAAAGGTATTACTAATCTACAAACAATACCAGTTGCTAGAACTGCTGTTGTGTTAGTAGGTAGAAGCCGTAAGTTTTTACCACTAGATTTAAGTGGTAATATTAGTTCACAAACGCTTTTAGTTTTTCCAAATAAAGGTTATATATCGAACTCAGTTGGAACTACACCTTCGTCTGCTATAGATAGAACAAAGATGCTTATAAAAGGAACAAACTTTTATGTACAAAATTATGGTAACTTAGATGCTAAGTATACTTTTAATATAGACAACTTCTCTCAAGTTGTTGCGGCTAACTCTACAGCTCCTACTGTAACAGCTAGCTTAGTGCATGCTGTTCCTAGATTCTATGTAAAACAGTATTTAAATAGTATAGGTACTTTAGTTTACTTCACGGGTACTATAAATTATCCTAATGCAACTTCTGGAGATTTAACTTACGAGGTTCAAAATTTAATTATAACTGCAGCGCATGGTTTACCAGTTAGTTACAACTCTAGTGGTTTAACAGCAACAAGTATAACGGGTGCTATAGACTTAGCATATTCTTCTTCTGAGTTTAACAATGCAACTGTAACGTGTACTTCAACTGGTACTAAAACACAAGCTAATTCAACAGCAAGCAATAGAACATTAACGCTTGGTGATAGTGCCAGCAAATTAACATTTAAAGTAAATAATGCATCGTACACAGCTTTAACAGCGTCACATACTTTAAGAGTAAATATAACAATACAACTAACAACTAACTTAGCACCACCTTCTGGACCACCACCATCAAATTCCGGCGAAGAGCTTGAGCAAGAACAATATTAAAACTAAAATATGCCAAATATAGTAATACACTTCGGTAATCCATTAAATGAGGCAGTACAAGCTGATTCAAAAGATATAGCTTATTATGCTGATACCGGTCAAACAACGTTTGGCAATGGATCTACAGTGCAGTTTGCTGATAACACAATAAAGCTTGGCCCTATAGTAGATGTTAGTTATGTTAACAACACTATAACAGTTGATTTAGCTAACAGCACAGTTTTACCGTCAACAAACGACTTTATATTTTTTGCTAAAGATAATAGAGCAAACATGACAAGCTTGTTAGGTTATTACAATGAGGTTGAAATGACGAACAACTCTACATCGAAAGCTGAGTTATACTCTGTTGGTACAGAGATAGTTGAATCTAGCAAATAACGTGTAATTATAAATAATAAAAGAATACAAAATGGAAAAAAATTCACCAATAAAATTAGCACCGCTTTTAGCAGCAGCAGCACCAGGAGCTATAAAAGGCCTTGCTGGTATTGCTGGTGGTATAATAGGTAGTAAAAAAAGAAAAAGAGAAGAAAGAGCTGCTCAAAGAGAGTTTGACAAATATAAGACTCAATTAGAAAATAGAGATACATCAAATCCATATGCTAACATGGAAAACACGATGGAAGATTTAACTGTTAATACTCAAGCTGCTGACATGGCTAATCAACAACAACAACAAGCTTTAGCCAACACAATGGATTCAATGCAAGGTGCCGCAGGTGGTAGTGGTGTTGCGGCTTTAGCTCAAGCAATGGCTGGTCAAGCTTCAAGAAACGCTCAATCAGCATCAGCCGATATAGGTCGACAAGAGCAAGCAAACCAAATGTCAGAAAGAAATATGGCTGGTTCACTACAACAACAAGAAAGACAAGGTGAACTTATGTCAAGAAACATGGAACAACAAAAAACAAATACACTAATGGGTATGGCACAAGGTAGGTTAGGTGCGGCTAAAGCAGCTAGGCAACAAGCTACGCAAGCTATAGTTGGTGGTATAGGTCAAGTTGCTGGTAGTTTTGCTAGCGCGGCAGCTGGTGATGCGGCTAACGTTGCAGCTGTTGAAAAAGACGATTAAATAAATAATTATGAGTTCAGACGCACAATTAGTAAGAAACGCGCAAGATCCAAACCTTTATGGTAGATTTGTAGACGTAGGTAGAGCTTTTACCCAAGGTTATAATCAAGCTACAGCTTCAATGTCAGATGGTGGTAACCCTGTCAAAGCTGTAAAGAATAACTATGAAAAGCAATTAAGAAGCTATCTAAATAAATTACCTGAAGATGTAGATTTAGGAGCTATACCTTCTAAGTATAGAAATAACATATCAGAGTTTTTAATGAAACAAAAAACAGCTTATGTTAATGCAGCTAATACTGTAGATGAATATGAAGTTGGTAGCAAAAGCTATATGAATAGGATTGCTAAAATGAATACAATAAGACAGTCATTTGAAACATTAGACGAACAAATGAAAGCATATGGCGAGAATAAAAAAGAAATGATTGATATGATAGAAAATCAGTCAATATCTTTGTTTGGTGAAAATCAAGCCAACGTGAACTTGTTAAGAGGTGTTTATAATGAAGAGTATGATTTAGGTATTGATGAATACGGTAATGTATCTTTCATGGGAGATGATGGCGCTATACAGTTAAATGATCTACCTGGCTATGAACCTAAAGATTATACCATAGCTAAGTCAATGACCGATATGGCTGTTCAAGCTTATAAGAACGGTGTTGTGTTAAAACCAGGTGATATAATGTATAATCAATACAAGAACCAATTAAAAATGGGTTTAGATTCTGGTGGCGTGCCTAGAATAATGTCTGTTATACATGACGGTTTAGTTGGTGATATGCCTATGATAGATATACCAGATATTCAAGCAGCTGTACAAAACTTTGAAGCTGGTCAGTTATCGCTTGAAGGTTTGAGAGATGTAGTTGTTTCAAACTACATGGATATTGTGGTTGAACAATCAAAAACAGGTTACAAAGTAAAACAAAGAAAACCAAAGAAATCAAGCGGTGGTAGTTCTAGTAATGTACAATACAACGCGGAGACATTTTTGAGGTATGATCCAAAAACAGGTAAAAAAGTTTATACACGTACTGTAAGAGGTACTAACGAGCAAGAGATATATTACATTGATGATAATTATAATAAAGTAATATTGGGTGGAGAAAATACATCAGAAACATCGCAAACAGAAAATCAAGAAACAAACGTAGAGCAACCAGTAGAAGATCCTTTAGCAGATATAATGAACAGATACCCTCAGTTATCAAGAGAAGAAGCTCAAAAGGTTTATGATAGATTACCAAAATAAAATAAAATAATATGTTTGAAACTGAAAACGGAATAATTGATATAACCGGATATTCAAGAGAAGAACAAGAACAGTTTTTAATTGATAATCCAGACGCCGTGCCAGTTAATGCTGAACCAACTGTTGACTTAGACGAAAAACCACCTGAATCTGAAATGTATAACTTAATACAACAGGAGGTTGATAAAATAGAAAAGGCAAGAGTAAAGAGGTTTGAAAGAGTAAAATATGGTACTTATGATGTTGAGATGAAGAGAAGTATAGGAGGTTTTGGAGATGAAGTTCCACCTATTACTATATTTGAAGATCCTAAAGATCATGCTATGTATTTAAAATGGATGAAAGGTGAAGACTATAAACCAAGTAAATCATTTATAAATCAAGTAGATGATATGTCTAAAGAATATGATTTAAACCTTGATCCAGCTACTTCAAATAGTTA